AAAGCCAACGCAGAAAAATTTAAGTAGCTAGTTTAGACACCACATAGTACAGGTATGTGAACTCTAGCTACCTTTATTATTATCCATCTTTTCTTTCACATTTGCGACTTCTTTTTTAAGAATTTTAGTAAAGATTTTCTTAAATGTTTTCTTGATAAAAGCTAATACGCTTTGCATAGCAATCCCCCCTACTACGCTAGCTACTGATGCAGTACCCGCAGCGATCACAGAAGATGCAATGACCTCTGGTGCAGGGATAGGCATTTCGCCATAGAAAGGTATAGTAAAGGTAGCTATAGCTTCTTCACTTGATAAAGTTTCTTTGGTGGCTGGCAGGTTTGTCGGTATTGTCTCTGGTTTTACTTCTAACCCTTCCTCCGTTGAAGATGTTGTTTTTTCTTCAGCAGAAGATTCCTGACCTCCCAACCCCGACTCTACCTGTTCCAAACTTGGAAGAAGAACTGGATCTAGATATGGAATCTCTGCCACAGGTGGATAAAAAATTGTTTTAGGTGGTACTAAAAAATAATCTGTATCTGGTAAATCAGGCAGATTTATTTCCATTCTTTTTCTTCTTTGCTCTTGCTATTTGAAGTAGTAAAAAATCTTTTTTACTGATTTTGCCATCTTTGTTGGCATCAATTTTTTTTTGATTTCCTTTAAGCATCAGAATCAGGAGTAGTTCTATCTTTAATTATAGCTGTTAATTCAATAAATCTTTTTTCACATTGTTTAATAAGTTGTTGTGCTTGATTGTGTTTATTAACTATATCTTGTAATTCTATTTGCAGTTCTTCAGTTGTTGCTTTTGCCATTAAACACTCACTTCCATTGCTGTGATTGTAGAAATTGATCTAGGTCTATAAACATTATTATCATCACTTTGTGATCTGTTCAAATAAACAGTCGAACTAGCAGTTCCCGAAAAGAATATTACTCTTATTCCATAAGTAGTTGCACTTGTTGTTGCGGGTGAATCTATAAAATCAAAAGCTAAATTTCTACATTCCCCTCCGTATGATTCTTGAAAGTCCATTGACATACATTGGGTTCTGCTACCAGAGGCATCACCTAAAGCTCCAGAAACTACACTTCCTCCTTTAAATAAACCTATACCAATTCCATCATTATCCTGATCCATAGAAACTACAACTGATCCTGTCAATCGAATTTTATTTGAATTAGAACTTGGAGTAATAGTGACATTTAAGCCAGTATCGTTTGAGAAAGTACTATCATTTAAAGAAGATTGACTAAAAGTATCTGTTTTAACTGTTTGAACAATCTGTATAATTCCACCATTAGCACCGCTTATTAGCCCACCTGTTGGTACGATTGAATTTACTTTAAGTTGGCTCATAATTAACTAGGTTTTGGATAAGTGTCTTTTACTTCTTTAATTGCACTATACCACTCACCTGTTTTTGCATCTTCTCCAAATTTACCAGCAGCTACATCTCTAAATAATTGATCTAACTGTTCTGAAAGGTTTGGGTAAATTTTTGTACCATTAAGTTTTCTGTCTGCTTGATATTTTTCAGCAGCTAAATCTTTTGCTGCTTGAATTTCTTGTGCATCTCTCCAAGTTTCTTGTTCTGCTGTAAATGGGACTTTAACTCCATTAATAAGATAGTGTCTTGCCATTAGCCTTTTACTCCATAAAGTGCGTACTTATATTCATCAAATCCACCAGTTTCGCTACTGCCTGTACCCATATAAATTTTAAATCCTGTATGGTTTGTTGTGCTGTTTTCATTGTAAACCATATTACCAGTTGTGCCTCTCCAAGCTCCAGCTTCGTGATGAAGTCCAATTTGCCAATGAGCATAAGAACCACCACTACCAGTATTAAAACCATCTCCTGATCTACATGGAGTAATATTGAGAACACCATTCAATCCTTCAGAACCATCATCAGAACCAACTGTAAGTGCAAGACCAACGTAAGAGTAATCTGCTCTGGATATATGCTGCCAACCATCATTAGGATAGGTGTAACCATAACCATAACTATAATGAGAACCAGTTTCATCTGCTCCACTTGAGCCACCTGTTCTAAGTCTAAGATTAGGATAGTAACCATCAACGTTACTAGCTGGAACCATAGCAAAGTTAAGAATAAAAGATCTATAAGTTGTAGTGTCTAAATTATCAAAAATTAAAGCACCACCTAAATCAGAACCAGTTTGAGATTGTATTAAAACAATATCAGTATTGAATCTAAATTGACTTCCATCAGCTTCGTAAATTTGGTTAACTCTTAATGTACTCATGGCTTGGGATATTTAGCTTTTACAGCAGAAATGTGAGTATGCCAAGTTGCAAATTTTGTTTTTAGCTCAGAATCAGCATCTATTGCTTTGAACAACATGTCCAACTGATTTCCGATTGTGTCATAAATAGTATCTGTTGTACCAGCTTCACCTGTTCTTTGTTTTTGGTAAAGTATCGCAGCAGCTTCAGCATCTAATGTGGCTCTCGCACTATCAATTTTACTCTGGTCGAGACTTACAGAATTACCGCTTGCATCAAAAGCACCAACAGAATCATCAATAGAAACTACAGTTCCAGCGTATGCTTTATAAATTGCTTCGTGATCTAAAGCCATAATCAGTTTTTAATTAGATTATACACGGAAGTAATCATGCTGACACCTCCATTGCTGTAATCCAACTAAGACCACGTTCATAGTCAATTGCGTCACTACTATTAACAGTTCGATTATAATAAAAAGTTGAATTAGAGTTTTGTGTTGCATTTACTTGAAAAGTGTAAGTAATTGCAGAAGTTGTACTTGGACTGTCTAATAAACCAGACCAAACCATAGCAGTTGGTGTGGAATTAGAGTTAGAATTGTAAAAACCAGAAGGGGGAACTGATATACCTATAGCCCTGCTCCCTGCTGATGGTGCTTGAATATTAGTTGTTGAACCTCCTGATATTGCTCTTTCAATTCTCCACATAAAATATAAATCATCATTTGTAAACTCTCCAAAAACGTGACCCGCAAGTAATATTTTATTAGATGACGAAGTAGGAGTAATCGTTACAGTAAATGGAGTGTCGTAATATGTGTTTACAGTTGACATTGAAACCGACCCCGAAGTTTCTCTAACAGAATCAGAGACAGTTACAATTTGTGTTATACCACCGCCACCGCCTGTCGGCACTCCCGCAGTTGGAATTATCTTGTTAACTTTTAAAGTACTCATAATTTATACGATAGTAAGAGTTTCCCCTGCCCCTACAGTAACAGTAACACCGCTATTTATAGTAATTGGACCAGCAGACATAGCGTTTTTACCATTAGTAATAGTATAGTCAGTCGTAACATTCTGACCATTTTCGTAAAATATTTCATCTGATCCACCACCTGTAGCACCAGCCGATATTCCTGTAAGGTTTGAACCATCTATAGCTGGTAAAGTCGCAGGGAATCTAGCGTCTGGTATTGTGCCAGAAGATAAATTACTTGCATTTAAAGAATTAATAATAGACGAAGTAACATATCCAGCACCATTTGTTATTGCATTATTATTAAGAGATATGTTTGCTGATCCATCAAAACTAACCCCTGCAATAGTTCTCGCTGTTGCAAGTGTGGCTGCTGTAGAAGCTGCTATTCCAAGAGCATCTATATCTGATTTGGTTTGATCTGCGGTAGCTCCACTTTCTATACCATCTAGCTTGTCGTGATGTGCGGTTGACATTACACCCGCAGCAGAGCTTGTAGCTTCACTTATGGTTGCGTTGTTTCCTGTGCTACTTGTTACAGTTACAGAATTTGTAGCAGTTGTAGTTGCTAGGTTTGTAGTTGTGTTAACTGTGTTTGTAGATGCTGCTGTAATACGCCCTTGAGCATCTACTGTAATAGCAGGGATAGCTGTAGCTGATCCGTAACTACCAGCAGTTACAGATGTATGTGCAAGTTGATCTGCACCAACTGTATTGTCAGCAATTTCTGCATTAGTTAGTTTACTAGATTGAAGTAAAGTTTTTATATCACTAGCTGTTTGATCTGCTGTAGCATTTGCTTCAATACCATCTAATTTAGTACCATCAGCAGCTACGTCACGACCATCTACGTTACCAGACACGACAATATTACCTGTTATACCTATACCACTAGATTGTATTTCTAATTTTGTAGCACCACCAGTTTGTAATTTTAAACTGCCTGTACCTTGATCGTTAATTATAGAATCACTAGCATTGTGAAATATCTCTAGACCATCAGAACTTGTACCATAAATAGATTTTACATTGTCATTATGTATGTTACTACCAGTAAATGTGTTACCAGTTTTAAGAGCAAAGTTACCTGTTTGTGTTACACCATCTACCCAAGCACTACCTGTATAAACTTTAAGTGAGTTGGTTGAAGTGTTAAAAAATAAGTCTCCTGTATCTAAGCTAGTTGTAGGGTTGCTTGAACCTATACGATATGTATTAGCAAAGCTGTTAACACTAGATATATTGCTTGCTACTGTATTTACGTTGCTTATAGAATTACCGACATTATTTACGTTTGTTATAGCTCCACCAACTATATTGACGTTTGTTAAAGAACCAGCAACCGCACCAACATTATCATCAATAACATTTATGGTGTTACCCATAGCGTTACCATGTGATGTGCAATAGTACTTGAGTGAACTAGGTGCGTTAGCAGCTACAACAATAACTACAGTTGCACCAGAACTACCAGCAGTTCCGCTTGTTGTAACCCCTGTAGTGTAAGAATTATCGCTGCTATCTCTAAAAGCTAAAGGGTGTCCGCTATTGCTGCTGTCAGACATATCAAATGTGTATGTCTTACCTCTAGCAAGTTTCAATACAGGTGTTTGTACACCATCTATAAAATACTTGTTACCACTTACGTTTTGAACTGTTACTGTAAATGTTTGATTAGCACCTGCGGAGTTACTTACGCTATTTATATTTGTGACGTTGTTACCAACATTGTTTACGTTAGTTACGTTAGTCGCAACAGTATCCATATCACTAATAACATCAGCTACAGCTAGTGTGTTCATGTCACTAATAACATCAGCTACAGCCAACGTATTCATATCGCTAACAATATCTGCTGTAGCTAAAGTATTCATATCAGCAACAACATCTGCTGTGCCTAGTATCGCCATATCTGCTACTGCATCAGCAGTACCTAGTCTGCCTATCTCTACAGCTTTACCAGCTACAGTTGTTACCTCTGTTGCTTTTGGTACTAACCTATGAAATGTGTATGTATGAAGTGTAGTTGTAGATTCAACTAAAAATCCAAATCCAGAGGGTATAGTAGTTGGTACACCAGTAATAGTAATATTTGCATTATTAGCTACGTTTCCATTTACTACAGTTACAGTTGTACCACTAGGAACTAAATTTGTAGTTGCTGCTTTAACACTTAATACCGCTGCTTGTCCTGTAACTCCTTGTGGGTTTACGTTTGGAAATGCTTGCTCACTAGCAATAATAGTAAAACCACCAACATCATCTATAAGGTCAATTATTCTGTCATTAATAGCTGCGGTGGTTGCAATAGTTGTATCGTTATCTGGAAATGTGTCACCATCTTTTATAGTGTCACCTGTACTTATATTGAAAAACCTAGCGTCAGCAGCAGCAGAAGTTAAGAATGAAGTGTCATTTGTAGTTGCTGAAGCTTGTTCACTTGCAGTAATGACAGTTGCATCACTTAACTTATTAGATGTTATAGATCCAGCAGCATAATGTTCGTTATCTAATGCTCCAGCAACTATATGCTCAGAGTTAATAACATCATCTTGTATATTATCTCCGTCTATAACATCATTAGCTAAATGTTCATGGTCTATAGAACCATCAACATAATGCTCTGAATTAATAGCATTATCTTGGATATTATCGCTGTCAATTATATCGTTAGCTAAATGTTCATGGTCAATGCTACCTGCAACATAATGTTCAGAATTAATAACATCATCTTGTATATTATCTGCGTCAATGATGTCGTTAGCTAGATGTACATGATCTATAGACCCATCTACATAATGTTCTGAATTTACAGAGTTATCTGCTAATTTAGCTGACGTAACTGCGTCTGGTCCTAGTTCATTTGTGGTAACTTGTGAAGCACCAATATGTTGTGTATCAATAGATCTGTCTACATAATGTTCTGAATCTATACTGTTATCAGCTATCTTTGCATTTGTAACAGCATCACCAGCAATCATTTGAGTTGATACTGTACCTGTATCTCCTGTGGTTACGACTGTACCTGTAATATCAGGTATGGTAATTGTTCTATCAGCAGTAGGATCTGTTATTGCTAGTGTTGTTTCATTGTCATCATCAGTTGCACCTTCAAAAACTAAATTGCCTGTAACTGTTTGCGTACCATCTCTTTTAACATAATCGTCAGCTATTTCTTGAAGACCAAATAATATTTGATTCCCATTGTTATCTAAATCTGTTTCCGTTAAAACACTACCATCTGCAAAATCTACTTTCTTAGCACTAATATCTGTATCTCTTGTAAATACAACATTAGCTGTACCACTTGGAGGTGTATTGCCAGAAGTAAACTGTACTTGTGAACCAACAATATTATAGTGAGTACCTAATGTTTTAAGAACACCACCAACTGTAACATCAACTTCTGTATTAGCTAAAAAAGCAAACGATATAGCAAAGTTATTTTGGCTACCTGTACCATTATGATTTTGTGTAGTAGCTGTTGTGTTGGTAGCCATAATTAATTGCCTAGTTTCTTAATTTTTTCGTAGTTTTTAAGTGTTGCTTTGGTTGTTTCATTGCCGATTACTTCCATGTTAGCACTATATTTTTTAAATAATTCTCTATTTTCTGGTAAACGTAACCATTCATTTCTTGCTTTTACTTTATAGTCTGCCACTATACCTTTTATTTTTTTTGATAGTATAGCTCTTGCATTGTCTTGAACACCAACCATAACATCTTGATTAGTTGAATCAACTTCTTCACCCATAGCGGTTTTATAAAAAGCTTTATTCTCAGGTTTATTTAACTCTTTGTATAATTTTACAATCAACCTTTGACCATCTTCTTTTGTATTAAAAGCTAAATACTTAATATAACTTGCATATTGTTTGCTTGTAAGTTCAATACCACTTCCTTGTATTCCTTGTCTTCTCATAAAAAACTTTTTAGGTGATTGCAAAGATATATTTAAATCATTAATAACACTAAGAACATAATTATCTTTTGTATTAGTAGCAGTAAAAGGATTTAAAACATCAAAGGTATCAGGTCCAACACCACTAGGATATTTAACAACTGAACCTGTTAACCAGTTTCTATCAGGTTCTAAACCTGCATTAAAGTAAGGTATTGTTCTAGCTAATTCATTAAGAGTTTGTCTAAGACCTGTAATCATTTCATCTGCTGGATAATATGTAGTATCTAGTTTTGTTTTGTCTGTAGCTCTTTTGACCGATCTACCAAAGCCAGCAACAGGATTTATAATATTAGCTAATCTTCTTGCTAATAAACTTTGTAGTGCATAAGGATTATGTATGGCTTCAGCAACTTCACTAAGACCTCTTATATAAGTTCTATCTGTTAAGTTTCGTGCAATAGAAACAGCAAGTGCAGTAGAAAAATCATTTCGCTCTTGACTACCTATTTGACCTTCTATTTCTACAAAATCTGCAACAAGCATAAATAAACCAGACCAAGGATCAAGTCTTTTATAAGAAATATATTTATATTTTGGCTTACCACTTTTTGTTAAAACTATTTCCCCATTTGAATCTCTTACAAGAAATCTAAATGAATATGGTTGCCAACCTTCTTCTTTTAATTGTTTTACTAATGTTCTGTTTGCTTCTGCTGTATCACTAAATCCTATTGTATTTGGACCTGCACCTGTCATGCCTATCTCTGCAAAAGGATTTTCCATGTCTCTAGCAATCAAAGCTACTGAAAAAGCAAACCCACCTCCTAAATACATCTCACCTCTAGCCCTTGCAGCAATATTAGGATCTGTACTTCTAAGTGCTTGCCTGTATTCTTTCATAAATAAATTTACAACAGGTGTATGTCTTATTTGTGTTTTAAAAATATTTACAGGAGTCCTTACAAAAGGAAAAACTATTCTTCCGTAAGGGTGTTGTGCAAAATTTTGTATTCTTCCAGCAAGTCCTGTATTGTCTAATTCTTTTGTAAATGTAGCTTCAGCAGCAAAGTCTTTTGCTTTTTTATATAATTGTTTAATACTTTCTGGCATTTTTTTAGTGCTGCCAGTATCAACAATTTTGAATACTTTTTCTGTTTGCTCCGTAATATATCTTTTTAGTTGTTCTCCTTGTAGATTGTTTCTTATTCCTTGTTCCCAAGCTTCTGCTTTTACATAAGCTCTAAAGTTTACTTGTTTTAAAAACTCGTCTTCTGTAATTAACATACGAGAACCAAAACCATTTATTCTTCTAAAGTTGTTGTAAATAGAAGGAAGCCAAGCATCAGCTAAAAACACATCAACAAAAGGTTTTACTGTTCCTCTAGTAACAATATTTTGATCTGCAAAATTTCTTACATCTTCTGCATTAATATTTCTTGATACTCGTTGTGCATCTGAAACCATTGCACCTCTATCAAGTACATTTTCATTTACCTTAAAAGCTTTTCGAGCAATATTAAAAGCTTCACCTAAAGAATCACCCATATATATTAATTGTTTCCAACCTTTTATAAATTCATCACTATTAAATTCTGGTTTAAATACTAAATTATCTCTTCTAGCTAAAAGTGTATCTGCAAAAGAAATATCCATATCTTTTCTAAAAGTAATTTTTGCAGCACCAAGAGATTGACTTAATGGTTTTGATAAAGTATTTAAACTTGTAGATAAAAGGTTAACTATATGAGTAGGTGGGCCACTAAGAATAGAATTAATAAATATCTCGTTTGTAAATTCAACACCTTTTAAAAGCAATCCTTTTTTAATCATGTGTTTCATAACTTCTGGATTACCACCTGCTACGTTTAAATATTTTGTAAGTCTTGTTAGAGCTAAAGCAGCTTCTTGATCTCCTTTTTCTACTAAATCAAAAATTTTACTAAAAGTTTCATCTATCTCACTTAATCCTGTATCTTCTATAAATCGTTTGTTAAGATCTTCAATGTTTTCTGTACCTCTTGATCTTTTACCAAAATCGTCTGCTGTAGCTTTTACATCTCTTAAATCACCTGCAATCCTTCTTGCACCAAGAGTTTGTGAAGTCAAAGCTCCAACTCCTTTATTCAAGTAAACAATACGTCTTAATAACTCTACTTCTTTTAAAAATAATGGTTTTATTTGTTTTATTAAATCTGTATTTTTTGTAGCTATGGCATTATGTAGAGCAGTAGATAAATTAAAAACTTCTTCACCATTTTTATTCATTAATTGATTTATGGTAATTGTTGTAGAAGGTAAATATCTTGGATTGTTAATTAGTTTGCCATTTGTAGTTTTTTTGAAAGGACCAAATTCTTGTAAGAAAAATTGTGCTGCTTCTATTGCTTGTCCTTCACTTTGTCTTTGAGAAGCAGCAAACATATCACCTAAAGACACAGACCTAGCCCATTGATCTAATTCATCTGTGCTTTTAAAAAATTCAGAAATATTTAGAATATAATCTTCTAGCTGTTCAACTCCTCCACCTGCTAGGGTTGGATTAAATGTAGATTCTATTTTGTCACCGACTTCTGGTATCTGTGTTTTATCTCCTATACCTTTTCCTTTTTTTACCTCTAAGGGTTTTAATAAATCAATAACTTTAACATCTAGTAACTCGTTACCAGCTTCATCAATACCAAGGTCTTTAAATTTTAATTTTCTTTTACGTTCTAAGGTTGATATGATTTTTGGAGCTAGAGGAGAATTTCTAAAACCTTTTAAAGCTACAGACAAACCTGTTAAAACTTCCCCTATAACTGCACCACCAAAAGCTTTTCTAAGTCTTGCTTCTATTGGAGATATATCATCATCAGCTTTAAATACTGATGCTGGCATTTTCAATATGTCTATTACAGGTTCTAATGAACCTTCATACTCATCAACCATGTTGTAAAGATTTTGTTCGTATGGATCTTCTACGACAAAATCTGTAAGAAAACCTGCAACAAGGTTTCTTGTCCAAGGGTTTTTAATACCTTTAAGACCTTTGCTAAAGATCCCCATAGGCAATAAAAATTGTGTTATAGCTTGTGGTATCTGAAAAAATGCACCATCATCTTCTCTTTCAAAATAACTGTAATCAATAAGATCGTTATTATCGTATGGATTGCCAGCTAGATAGTCGTATATATCATCTGCAAACTCTACAGTTTCGTTTATTGCTTTTAAAGGACCAGTAATAGCACCTCTAATTACTTGTGATGTTTTTGTTTTTGTTAACTCTTCACTAATCTTTTCGTTTTTTTCTTTTGCTTCATTAATTATTCTTGATCTGTTTTCTAATATTTCTTCAAAACTTCTTTGATCTCCTAAAAATTTATTATCAAAAAAATCTACTACACCTGCATTACTTTTGTTTATAAATTTACTGACAGAAGACAAAGGTTGATTATCATAACTTTTAAACAAAGCATCTGTTTCTGGTGTTTCTATCTTTTTGTTTTCTTCTTCCTCTTCATTGTTTAGAAGATTATTGATGTTTGAGTCTGTCATGTTTAATCAAGAAATTTTTTGTATTTAGCTTTTGGATCTTCAGTTTTTCCATCTTTAGAATAGACCCCCCAAGCTAAATAACCATTACCTTTTAGTTTTTGTGTTTCGTCAAACACTAATTTAGCAGCTATAGCATTAAGTACAGGATCATACAAATCTTCATTATTATCTATACCTAGTTTAGGTTTTCTATCATTTCCTAATTCCATACCTTTGTAGTTATACATATTTATTTGAAACAAACCATAAGATTCTTCGGGTGCGTTTTCTGTACCGCTATAAAAAGCATCTGCTTTGTTAGCTGATTCAGCCATAGCAATAGCGGTCATTATCTTTGCTTGCTCCTGTGTAAAGCCTGCATTTATTAATAACTTATTTATTTGTTCTTTAGTAAGAGGTTGTTTGTTATCTGTTTTTACTTTTATCTCTGCTTTTAATTTATTTAATTCTGTCTCAGGTAATTTATTTTTTGTTTCTGTTTCATTAGTAGTTTGAGATTCAACCATTGGTACAATTAATTCTTGACCTGCTTGTATTAGATCTGCGTTAGTTATATTGTTTGCTTTCATAAAAGCTTCTAATGGGATACCAAACTCTTCTGCTATTTGACTTAAAGTATCACCTGTTTCAACAGTAACAGTATCAGGTGAATCATCATCAGTAAAAGCACTAGCTTCTAAATTATCAGTATCTATCAATAACTTCATAGGTTGATAAACTCTAGGACCATCTTTACCATATCCATATTCACCAGTTCGTAAGAATCTAATTATTCGATCTGCTTCTGACTTGCCAACAATATTTGTAAAGTTCATTTTTTCTTTTTCAGCTATTACTTCCTCTAACAACTTGTCTCTATTTTCTTTTGTTATACCTCCCATTCTTGTTAGTTCTGCAATAACTCTTGATTCAACTGAAGGTAGAGTTGTGTTACCAAAGAAATCACCAGTTTCGTTATTGTTATTAGTTCCACCATCTGTAGCTACTCCTTCAAGTCCGCTTTGGTTTTGATTTATAAATTCTGTATTATTGTCAGTTTGTTCACTTGAAGGGTCTAGTTGTCCTTTTAATTTAGCTAATAATTTAGCATCATATATTTTTGCAAGTCTTTCATATTCTGCATTAATCTGTGCTGTACCTGCATTTTGATTAGATAATCTCCATTCTCTAAATTCTTGTTTAAATTCTTCAAGGTTTACTTTTACAAGATTTAATTGTTCATCTTTACCTATTGCAGAAAATATTCTTAACTGGGTATCTGATGTAAGTAAATTTTTAGATCTTCCTTCATAAGTTACGAAATAACTATTTAAAGGTGTTAAGACTCCTTTATCAACTGTACCTGCAAGATTCATCAAGCTGTTCAATCTGCTTGTATTAAGATCATTTTTAACTGTACCTTCATCAAGATACCAAGCCATAGCTGCTATTCTTGCATCTGATAATGTTTCATAGTTACCTTCATTTATATTAAAAATTATTTGAGCATATTTTTGGTTTGTATCACCATCTAAAACTGCTGCATTTGAAGCAAGTTTTGTTGCAATTAATGGGTTTGCTCTTTGTAATTCTTCTAATAAATTAACTGCTTCTTCTCCTTTCCCTGCTGCATATAAAGCTGCAACATTCAACATACCTAATTCTATAGCTTCTTCTTTTTGTCTTTTTGCATTTGCCCTGTCTCTTCTATCTGCTTTGTCTGTATAGTCTTCAACATCTTCTCTTAACTTATTCTCCATCTCAACGTAATTAGGGTGATCTAATAAAGTTAATTTTCCACTAGGGCCAAAAGGAAATTGATCTGCACTTTTAAAAATTGATAGGGCTAAATCTACATCACCAGTATCAAACCCAATTCTTTTTGCTTCAGCACTAAGAGTATCTAATATTGTTTTATTGATGGCTGATCTATTTTTTGAACTTAAGCCTAATTTATTTATATCATTTTCAAATTGATCTATGGAAGCTGTTATTAATAAGAAGTTATTTTTACTAACTGTATCTGAGTCAGGACCTGCTGTTTGAAAATTTATTATATTTTTAGCAAGGCTAGAAGCATCAATTTTTAACTTTTCTACTTGAAAGTCTTCATGTCTTTTTTCGTGAATGTCAGTTATTTTAGTCGTGGCATTTATAAGATATGGAAAAAATTTCTTGTTAAAAGTATCACTATCTACATCACCTAAAGAATTTATAACTTCTGTTCTTGTTTCATTTAACCAATCTGAAAACTCTAATGAGTCTAAAGAAAAGTTTGATAAAGGCACTCCATTTACTGTTGCACTTTCGTATTCAGTTTTAAATTTACTTTCTAAACTACCACCTAAGATAGTAGCTTTTGTTCTTTTAAAAACCTTGTTATAAAGTCTATTACCACTAAAAAGTTTATTATCTCTTACATATTTAGATGCGTCAGCCCAATCGTTTGTTGAACTATCTAAAGCATCATTCATTGCTTCTTCTGATATTTCTGCCCTTCTTTCGTCAATCTTAGTTTCTATAAACTTTTCTAATACTGGATTTATAACCTTTAAAGTTTCGGCAAGTGCCATCATATCAGTTTTTGGTAAGACACTAACAGGTTTTACAAACGTATCAACTGGTTGTGCAAACGATTGGTAAGCAGTACTTTGAAAACTTGATGACATAGTTTTAACGATTTACAGCGATTTCGGTCTGCAAGGCACTTGCACCTGCACCCAATATTATTGATCCTAGAGAGGGGATTTGATTATATGCTTGTTGTGTCTGACTTCTGTATTGATTCCTTATATTTTGATATTGTGCTTCTGTCTGCTGTATAGACCTTGTATGCTGTCTTCTTGCTGATTCTAATGATTGTCTTATAGATTCTCTATAGTTTGCTGCTTGTCTTTCGTTATCCTGTAAAATCAAACCAAAGCTTACACCTGATCTTTCTGAAGCTAAGAGTGAAGCCCTAGCTTTCAAGGCATCAATACTTTTAGCAAATTTATCTTGTGCAGAAGTTTTTTCTTTATCACTCTGTTGCTCCATTAATGCTGCTTGTTTATTTCTTTTATCAGTTTCAGCATTAGCTACACCTGCCACCTCTGTTTGATATGCTTGGTCAGCAGCGTCTTGTGCAGCACCACGCATAGCAAGCCCTTGGAATAAACTTATACCAGCACTAGCAGCAACAAGACTACACATTTAGGCAATCCTCAGAAATTCATAAAATGGTTTTTCGTGTTGACCATACTTTTCGTGATAATTTATAAAAACAAAACCGAGAGCTTCTAACCACTTTATAGCAGTATGATTCTCTGCATATACAAAATTATATAGGACTTTATAAGATTTCAACAAACTGTCTATCCATTTTCTACCTTTTCTTATTAGTTGTATTTTATATTTTTTATTTAAAAACAATTCGTCAGTACAAATCATAAATATACAACCATCTTTAGCAACTCCACATAAGCCCATAGGTTGATCCTCGTCACCAGCTATCGTTAATATTGTTTTACCGAACAAAAACGACAAACGTAAGGCATCTTCTGGGTCTTGACCTGTCTGATATAAACCTTCAAGTCGATCCATTTGTCTCATGTTTTGACATACATAATTAAGATCAGATAGTTTTGATTTTCTTAAATATCCCATTAAGTTCTTCTACTCCTCATATGAAATACTCCTTCATATTCTGCACTGGCTAATAATGTAGGCAAGAAGGTATTGTTTTTTACATCTATATCTACTCTATCTGACTTACTCATAATTGGTACTTTGAATGTACCTGTATCTAAATTAATCTGACCAATAGAAGCAGAAGCAGCACCAAGCAAACGACCAGTAAATTTATGTAAAGATGTATCTCTATTTTCAGGTGTTACTTCTACTTGAAAGAAACCAGAATCTTCATACTTAATATAGAAATGATGTATTTGTAATCGACCACTTATAAGTTCAGTAGCACCGCCACCACCTTGAGTTAATCTCTGTTGACTAAATCTATAGTGCATTTCATAAGGTTCACCAATAATAAATTTACTATTTCTAAAATCACCTGTTGCTGTAATAGTAGAAGTAGAACCATCAGTTGCATTAGTAGTTGTTAGTGCTTGTCCTGATACAAGAGTTTTTGTATTGCCTTGAGCATCTACAAATGTGCTTGTTTCGTTACTGGCAAGATACCTGCCAACTATATTCATGTTGGCTCTTAACCTATAAGGCACTGTAAATGTAGAAATACCAGTAGCAGAGTTGTAAGCAACAGATACACCGCTAGTTGCTTCAGTTACCTTGTGATCTAGGTGATATTCAAACTCTGCGTTAGGTTCTCTAAAATTAGTTTCAAATGGTATTTTTTCTAAAGTTACTTTATTAGCTTCTTCTATAACCATTATCAAATCAGTACCAATAAAATCAATATTTAAAATAGACCTATTACTATTTATTGTGTAAGTAAACCAAGCGTTCAATGCTTTACTAAAACCTTCACCATATAACCATCTATTTACATATAATTTGTTTGGATTATCTGTACCAAGCAAAACAAGAATATCTTGGTTGTTAGATACTGCCATTTTAAAAATGCCACTTGGTATCAGTCTTGGTACATGAATAGTTGTATTTGCAGCATCTTGTATTTGTTGATTACCTGCAATAATATATTCTCTTATACCTGCAAAAGAACCTTTTTTAGTTAAGAAATAGATAGAAGAACCAGAACCTACAGGCTGTGCTGCTGCGTTACTTTCAAACTCAGTTTGTACAAGTACGTTAGCCGTTGAAGGTGTAAGGTTATCTGCTGAACTTGATAATACAAATTGTGTTTGTTCAGAAAACAATATAAGTTTTTCTCCCATAGTTACTGCGTGTTTTAGTATTGCAACCTTTGTATGAGATGCAGCTACGTCTATTGGTTCTGTATCTAGAACTGATATAACTGTTTCTGGAAAAAAATTAAAAAAATCTGATACTGTTGAAAGCACAACATTATCTGCTGCAAGAAACCCAAGCCTGTTTCTAAAGAAAAATACGTTATTAATTTTATTTCCAATAAAAGAAGGATCAGGTGATGATACTAAATCACCAACAACACGTTCACCCCATTTAGGTAATGTATATGTTGTACCAGATATTGTATATGAATCTCCATCTACTCTTGCAAATCTAAAATTACCATCAGCTTGACGTATTAAAACGTGTGGCATTGTGTCGTAATTAAATTTAAAAGGTATGCCAGCTTCTACTGTTTCTGACCATTGCCCTTCTTCAAAAGCATTTCCATTATTAGTCGTAAATTTAACGTAGTAATTATCAAAGTCTGTACCTTCATCACCCACAATCTCTACTACATATCCATTAGGTGACACATTTGGAAGATCAGTAAATTGCTGTACTGTATTTTTTATTACTGTCATCTTGGTATTACCTTGAGAGTCACTACCATCTATTGAAAAATTACTGCCATCATTTTTTTTGATGTGTATTACAGGACCATTTCTAGCAATCGTAAAACCTGTAAGACCAGAATTTAAACCAGCAGTAAGATCAGTAGCTACAGTTGTAGTTGAAAGAGGGTCATTACCAGTAGTGTCATCTGTTACTGTGACACCATCTACAGTTACAGAATAAGTCGTTTTAGCTGTTGCTTGATTTATAAATACTATTGCTTGCGTAATATTACTAGCACTATTTGATACTGCTGAATCCATTGCTGGTGTAATACCTGTATTTACAACAAAAGTAAAATCAGCAATAGTAACTGTTTTTATTACACTTCTAGGATTTGATGTATTTAAATAAGTTGTGCCATCTGGTTTGTTTACAGTTAATTCATTACCATCTAATTCAAAAACCTTTACATTACCATTGCTAAATATTGCTACATATTGTTCATTAGCATCTCTGTTTATAGTTTGAATATGAACATTACCAAGAGTAGAGCTACCAACCGAAGCTAAAAATTGCGACCCAGATCTTTTTGTAAGACCAAGAACAGGGTTACTATCAGCATTGTCTTGTATGTCAGCATGGTCAGCTTGTTTTAAAGCATCAGAAGATTGTGATATACCTCTTAATAATGTAGGTATAGCTCTTGATATGACAGCCATAGTTATCTAATTAAAGCACTAGAAGGATTGTAAGTATCAAAAATATTAGTTAAAGAAGGATCTCCTCTTAGTATATTGTGATCTCCATTAGCTAAATCAGTTTCCATCAATATTGCTCTGGCTCTTTGCTCGTCTTGTTGTGTATAGGTTCTTAAGGCTTGGTCACTTACAAGTCTGTCAACAAACTTTCTTGCTGCTTGAATATTTATATAATGCCTAGCTGGTTCTGGTATTTCATCAAAATCTCTAAAATAAACAACAGTACAGATTAAATCTTCATCAAATTCATATTTATTGTTTTGTCTATCGTATAATTTTAAACCACGTTGTATAGGATCAATAGTTGGGTGTTGATGTATATTAGCGTCTATTCTTAATATGTTTGTAGGAATGTTTATCTGATTAGATCCATCTCTTGTTAGGGTTACATCTATCTCAGTATTAAAAGACCAGCCTTCTGATTGCACACTTTTATTTACTTCGTTAAGAGTTGATTGAGCAATACGAGCATCAACAGGAAGTGTACCAATAAGACTATTGATAGGAGCTTCTCCAATAGCAGCTAACATTATGTTGACACATTCAAGTTCTGTTGTTGCAGCTACAGCCATTAGTTCATTACCTTTTTGAGTGTTTGTGCTTTAAGTTTTTGAGTTTCTTTAAAAAACCTAGCTTTTTCAGCAAGAGTGCTTTTTCCTGTTTCTTCCATTTGCTTGTTGTAAGCATCAATGTAAGCTTGACCTTCTAGACCAAGAATACCTTTTTTCTTTTTATTCTTGCCAAACATAATTAGTAGCCTTTCTTTTTTATTTTAAGTGAGTCTCTCCCACCTTTCTTTTTTTTCTTTTTAGATGAATGATACATAATAAAAAAAGGGT